GTACTCAATGCTTAAAGATGGTATGTGGGACTATGAAGTAGAGGTAGACTTAGAAATCTGCCCTTATTGCGAGTCAGCCACAGACTTGACAGACAACCCGTACTACTGTAACATGTGCAAGTCATGCTTTGATTGCTCAATCATGATAGATGATTGCCTATGTTACACACCAAACACTAACTGGCAAAGCAAACAATCGCTAAGCCAATTCCTATACTAACAACAGAGAGGTAACACATGTCCACAACCCAAACTATCCTCGGTCTTGCCGAGGAACTACGCATTATCGCTGACGAAATTTCGTACAATGCGTTTGACTCATCAAGCGATTTCCCTAAGCGTGGTACTATCGTGAAGGCACTACCTTCACAGACACGCTTCAAGCCTAAGTCTATGTGGGTATCACTAGGCAACGGCACATACAAGCACCTTACTGGTAGCAAGGGGCTTACCACAACGCACGAACGCCTTGACGGTTACACAGAAGTAATCTTCGAAGCATAATCTGTGACCTGAGTATGTCCATAAACTGCTCACTAACATTAACAGAGAGGTTATACAATGACACAGGAACAACCTATCATGGGTTATGTGACTAGCACCACACTTGATGACGGAGAAGTTGTCTTGTATGGCGTGTTCGAGACATTAGATAAGGCGCATGAGTTTGGTTCTAAGTTAATCAACCACGTAGCGTACACAATTTATCCACCAACACTACACTAAGGAGACACTATGAGTTATGAACCACAACTTGACGACGACATAGCGTTAGGGTATGATGAAGAAGAGGAACTTGATGAAGAGTTCGACGAGATGCTTGAAGAAGCACTAGAGAGATAGGATTAACAATGAATGGTCTATGTACGGGTGACGTTAACCCTGACCTATGGTTTTCTAACACAGTTAACAATGCAATACGAGCACTAACGATTTGCTCATACTGTCCTGCTGTGGTAGAATGTAAGGCAGAAGGCATGAAGCCAGACAACATAGACTATGGAGTTTGGGGTGGCACACTATCAGGTGAGCGACTATTAGAAGCAGGTGAACCTGTCGATAGCGAGTACAGAAGTATAGCGGTAGCGTTTGCTACTAAGGTTAGAGAGAAGGTAAGCCTGTGAAATCAATAAGTTTCTTGCTACTTGTATTAGTAGTATTGTTTGCAGTTGATAACTCAAAACAAAGCACGGACACAACAGACAAAGGCGTGCAAGTTACTTGGAGTAAGGAAGATAGCAAAGCATACGCTAGAGATAAACTCAGCGAGTGGCAAGATGAGCAGTGGTCATGCCTCAACAGATTATGGGGTAAGGAATCAGCGTGGAACCCTAATGCTTGGAATAGCATTCGGGTGATGGGGAAACATGCTGGTGGTATACCTCAACTGTTGGGGCTTGACCCTGCAACACCAGCACCACGACAAATAGAGCGTGGGTTGGATTACATTTACTACAGATACGGAACACCATGCGACGCATGGTTACACTTCAAACAGAAAGGTTGGCACTGATGAGCCTACTAGAGGACTATAAAGTATTATGCATGTCATGTAACAAACCAATTACTAGCAACCCGTTGCGCGTGCCTGTGCCAGCAAGAGGTAATAGACCAGCAACGGAACACATGTTCCACGGTTCAGCCATGGAGTGTGCATACGCACCTGAGACGCACTACATACACATGCGTAACACTAGATACATAGGTGACAAACTTGGCTAAGCATGTGACAGAGATGAAGCCTGATTACTCTCAGGCTATGGACATTAGAGGTGAGCCTACAACTGTATGTCCATGTGGCTCAGAGATTTGGAACTTAAAGACTATGTTCGATGAAGATGGTGAGATTGGTATGTATTTTCTTGACATGGAATGTGCTGAGTGTGGTACACTAGCAACAGCACCTACACCTATTGATACGGAGGAAAGTTATGAGTGAATTTCTGCACCACTTAGTAGAGAACCGCGAGTATGTACAACGTGACATGGCTCGATTTTTTGAGACAGTACCGCATGACCCATGGGAATCTAGTGTACCTATCCCGTACACATTAAACGATATGATTAGAGCCGCAAGAGATGGGGATAACAATGGCTAGTTACGAATACAAATGTGATGATGACTCATCAGTTATCACTATCACTAGAGGCATGACAGAAGAAGAGATTGTTCCTTACTGTGACAACTGTAATGAACCAATGTCAAGAGTATACAGCGCACCACCAGTTAAGTTTAATGGTGGTGGATTCTATTCAACTGGAGGATAAATGGAAGATGAACAAGAAACATTTGTTTGCTGGCGCTGTGAAGAACGAACACATTTAGATGACCAATATATGATGGGACTAGAATATGTATGTGGAGGGTGTTACGATGGTTGATTGTATGGTATGCGATAACGGTGGGTGTTCTGCTTGTGAGCCAATCAATGACACGCTACAATTCGCCAGCATGAAAGAGATAGAAGAGTTCTACGACATACATGGGGAAGATATGTATGTCGACCCAGCAGAGTTAGACTTAGAGGACATGGAACAGTACATTGATGAGTAGATTCAAAGCAACTAAGTTTACTGCATTATTTATAGGCGCTGTCGTTCTTGGAGGCGCGAGCATAACATCAGCAATAGCACTATTCATCTGTGTTATTGTGCTCGTCGCCTTCCTCTAAAGATTCCGCCTCTACTGGTGCAACCTCTTCGCCAGTAGGGGTGGAGTCTTCATCTCTATAGGGCTTATGCCCACCTATTTTATTAATTAAACGATTCAGTGCACGCTTAGTTCTCATGCGTGCTGCATCTTCTGAACCCAAGGATAGTACATTAGATATCTCCTTGTAATCCATTGACTCAGCATGGCGTAGAAAGATTATGCGCCTATCATCTTTGCTTAACTTCCAATAACCCCAGTCAATTTCAATCATCATTGCCATTAAGTTTCCGCCCTCAGATGGTGCGGTTGGTGTGCTACTACCACCAAGGTTTAACTGTGGTGTAATTGTTAAGTCATGTCGCAAGACAGCAGGCAACATAGCCTCTACAACTTCAGGCGCGTAGTAAAATAAATCAGAGACTTCATAACCAACTGATTTGGCTTTCCACTTCTGACAATAATCTAACGCCTGATTGCGTAGGCTACGATAGATTAAGTTCTTTGCATCTCTCTTACCTATTGCTTCCCACTCATCTAACTTATTAGGGTGCTCGATGAACCACTCATACAATGATTGCTTTATATCCTCTAACTCAACCATACTGTATTTCCTATGGTACTCAGAGGCTACCGCCACTACGACATAGTCCCAGGGTTCAATGCGTTGCCAGTTCATCTGCCTTTGCTTTCTTGTATAGTCGTGTTGCCGACATTAAATCATCAACAGTTATTAACTTACCCTTAGAAAGATTAGGTGGTATGTTACATTCAATCTCTCTACCGAATTCTTTTACTGCATATTTAAGTGCATCAATCGGTACAATCAAGGTGCTTTCTTCTAGCACAAATGCCCAGTATGCTGCCTCTGTTACCATTAAACCTGATGGTGCCCATGCTTCAATCTTCTTGAAGTAGCATTCAGTTTCAATGTATAAGTTATTAGTCTTAGCCCACTTGCGGTCACGCTTTACTTCTACTGTGCGTCCACCAGTAAGCAACTCATCTACTAACTGCTCACCCTTGCGCCCGTACCCGAAGTCTAAATCAAATGAAGATTTGTTAGTCATTGTCCCATTGCTTTCGTAAAACCAGCAACCCAATGATTGCATAGTTAGCCATGTCCTTGAAGGAATCTTCTAAGGATTCGTGCTCAGGGTTTGCACCACTGTCTATCAGGTTATTAATCCGTGCTAACTTATCATGCATTCTAACTCTAAGCCCATTGATTGCACCGCCAGGTGCTTGTGAGATATTCTTGGGACCATAATCCTTGTGCTTGCTAAGCAGTAAGTCAGATAGTTCATTGACTGTATTGCTTAGGTGCGTTTCGAGGTGGAGTTCCCTAGCAATAGCGGTATCGTTAAAGTTATCTTTAGCCGACCGTCTTGATTCTGATACGACTCTATCTGTAATCCCAGTCCTGATACGTATTGGATAATCTGCCATATCTCTTCATTCTCCATCTTCCAAGAGGCGTTTAAGTTCGTCATCAATCCCTATCATACTCGAGCCAACTATCATATCTTCTATCACATGCATTACTTCTAGCGGACTTGTTTCCGCTGTATACAAAGTAAGATATGTTGACTCTGTTATCTCTTTAATCTTTTCTGGTTCATTAGAATACTTATATAAACATTTTAACAACGAACCAATCATTAACCTATAACCATTTGGAAGTATAAGTGCTGGGTCAAACTCTTCATCTTCTTCAAGTAGGTGGTCGATTGCTTCAAACACATTCTCAAACAACTCGCCACACTGAGGACATTTCTTTATGTCATTCTTCATTTGTCAACCCCATCTTTTCCTTAATGAATGATGCCCCGTATTTGGTGTATGCCGAATTAACATCTTCCCCGTCACCGAATCCCACAATGGTAACTGGCAATTCTCGAGCAAGACTGTTTGCGAATTCTCTTCCTGGTCCGTCACCATCTGCAAAAACAAAGATGCGTTCAAAGTCAGCGAGCAATCGTGTGTAATGTTTCTTCCACGAATTTGCACCTGGTACTCCAATGCAAGGTATGCCAACACAACGAGACATAGTAAGTGTATCAAGTTCACCTTCACACACACCAATCCAATCGCCTGCGCGTTCAATGTCTAACACGTTGTACATCTTTGTATCTGCACCAACCATACCCATATACTTCGGTTCAACCGCAGGGTTGAGTGAACGAAATCTTATATCAGCAATGCCTGTCTTGGTAACATAAGGAATAGAAAGTCTTCCTATGTATGCTTCATGTCCTGGCTCAGGCTCCGCGACTACGCCTAATCGTGCCAACCGTGCCACCTCCAGAGGAATTCCCCTGCTTCGAAGGTAGTCTTCGGCCAGATAGATGTTTTCCTGGTACTTTCTGGACGCTATGCCCAAGAGTTCCTTCTGCGAATTTTGCTGCGCCACGTATGTCACACCCTTCTTGTTGTGCGATAATTTGTAAACTGTTTCCCTGTACACCACATGCGAAACATACGAATAGATTCTTATCTAAGTTTGCAGTACCTGACTGGTGGCTATCACCATGAAAGGGACACTTAAGGTTTGCTTGCCCATGGTCACGACGTAGGCTAGCACCATAGTGCTCTAGCACCGCCTTGATACTGGGCAAATCATTCACCGAAAACATCTCCTAATCTAAGTACTAAATATGAATCTGCTATTGACTTTCCTCTAGCCTTGATAAGTACTGCTGGGAGGACGGCGTTACGGTCGAGCCCCCTTGCTTGCGCATAATGCGTTGCTTCAATCTGTGCTTCTTTTGTCCACCCACTAAGGTCAATGGCGTTGCCTGCCCCTGGGGCTTTACATTCGATAACGCCAATACTACCAAGGAAGTCTGAGCGGACAACAACGTCGCCCTCATCTCTTGCACCTGTTCGAGCAAGTCGCTCAGAATCGTATCCATTTGCTCGAAACCAATCTCTGGTGTCCGTTTCATAGGTTGCGCCTCTAGCCTTGTGACTCTTCCTTGTTGTCATCGGTATCCTCAAAGTTAGGTACTTCTACATTTTGAATTGCATTTCGTAGTGACTGTTCAAACTTAGATGTGATTGAATCTGCTGCATCTTGCCAGCCCTGCACATATGCATCTTGCTTTAACTTCTTTAGTGTATCATCCATTAACATTATTTCTCCTTAAACATTCTCTGGTATATCATCAATAAACATGTACTCAGGATTGAAGGCTACCCATGTCATGAGTCCTCCTCCTGCGTCAGCCCTACCGTATCGATTCTTAACAGGTGCAACACCCATAGAAGTACCAACAACGCCGAGGGTACATATAAGAGCAGGAAGTTGAGCAACCTTACCCTGAATAGCGGAGCGCGGTTGACACGGGCTACCTTGGACAGCCTCCGAAGTGTGGTGTAGTACAACCACTGCAGCATTAGTCGCTCTCGCAAGATACTTCAACTCCTTCATGATTGCACGCATTGAAGCGAACTCTTCGCCACCATCAGTGGCTACATCCATTAAATTATCTACAACAATAAGAACTGGAGGGCAACCCCATAGTTCTTCAAAGGCTTGCACTTCTTCATCAATATCTTGTAGTGTTGGTGCTGATTCGAATGACCAAACAATATGTGAACCTTTGGCAAGTGTTGCCTTAGTCCAACCATGGTCGGTATTCATTAAACTTTCAACATCTGTCTGCGACTTGCCTGAAATCATTGAGGCTAATCGCATAGCCATTGTATGTGCGTTGGTATCTGCTGAGATGTAAAGTGTTGGCACCTTCATCTTTAGTGCAAGTGCCAGTGCTAGTGTGGACTTTCCGACTCCAGGCGCTGCTGCAAACATCGAAACTTCGGAGCGTCTAATGATAATCTTGTTAGTTTCAAACGCCTTAAAGCAACTCGGGAGTGGTTCTCCACCAATACTGGGACGACCAACTGAGCGGACAAGTGTACGCATCCTTCATCATTCCCTTCTTTAAAGAATGAGCGTAGCCACCGAGATGCTTTCACTTGATGGCTACGACTCATTAATGTTTCTTTAGTTTACTGGCTTGCATTGGTCTGGAGTCCCCTGTGGGGTTGGGCATGCCCAGAAAGCGTAAGGCTTCCCACTCGCTTTGCTCACTCCCTGTCGGAAGATTCTCGCTCCGTGTACGCAGGTCGGGCTCGCTGTCCCTGATGGTGTTACTGCGCTTGGTGGAGGTGTAAATGACGGACCCTGCCCCTGGGTTGGAGCGGAGGATGTGAATTGCGTAGTGTTTGGAGTTGAAGGCGTGGTCCCCAAAGGGGCTGCATTGTATGCACCAACAACCAATCGCTGCACAGCAGCAACCTGTGTTGAATAATCACCAATGCCTTCTAGCAACACGCTGAGTTCGTCAGCAGTATTAGCACGGATATTAATCATATCCCCAGCAGGTGTCTTGTAACTAACTTGTAGTTTCCAGTCTTCCATTTGTTATCCTATCTTCGTTGAGAACTGACAGTGTGCTGTCAATCCACATTTATATTGGCAGTTGTTTGTGTTCGGTAAAAAGATTTGTGCTTTGCGAGCCTTGTCAAATCCTGCAACAAGGTACTCAAGTTTATCCTCTGTGTACTGCTCGAGGCTAACAAGAGGTGACACACCGTGCTGACGTGCCATCCAATAAGTCCCCCACTTAACATCGATACCAAAGGTCTTTAACAATCCGACCTTATAGAATCCAAGTTGTAGTGTATTGGTTGGTGTTTGCTGAGAGGTTTTTAAGTCGACGATAACAAGTTCGCCATTGACTTCAAACACCCTGTCAAGAATCATCTTGACTGGCACGCCAGCAAATTCAGGTAGCATCGCTAACTCAATGGCTGGTACACCTTGTGGTGTCTTCCACAATTTCCAGTCAGGGTTAGCCTTACGCCAATCAATATAGGCTTGGACCCATTGAGGTCCAGTCGCCTGCCAAAAGTTAACATCTTCTTTCTGTGGGTTAGCCTTGGTTGCACGACCACCAACACGTGCATTGGTTAAGTCTTTGTCACCAAGTTCTTGTGCCCAGGCTTTCGCCCATAACTCATTCTGCATTTTCTAAGTCCCACATTTCTGTCGCTGTATGGAAGGCTGAGCCACCCACGGACCAGACTGATGGTGCCTCAGGTAACTGCAACAGCCGACCCAGGTAGTACTGATAACCACAGTCAACGTAAGTACTGAACGCAGAGTAACTCACATGTTCAGGTAGTTCGTAATCTCCAAGTTGAATCATAGTGTAACTATAGCACACCCTAGAATCAGTGCCACTAGGGGAGCCTGATTCGCTTACTTACACCGTCAGATTCTACGTGTATAATTAAATATAATATATTATATATACCCCCGAAGGGGGTTATATTATATATAATAATATATATATTACACTATAGGAGATACTATGTTGGAAGTTTTCTTAGGTGCCATACTGGCACTAGCGGTACGTGATTTATTCTATGAAGCACTTGAAAAGTACAGGCAATACAAGTTCAATAAAAACCTTAAGACATGGAACGAAATCCGTGAGGACTGGGAAGCGGACGACGACTTCTAGGGACGACAAAAGACCCCCCAACCTATGGTGATTACCTTAGGAAGGGGGGCTTCTTGTCTCTATCGGCCTGCTAGGGGCCTTAGATGAGGATTATTCTGAACCACGTCCAAACGTAGTTTCTTTAGGGTCAAGCGCCTTAAGCACTGGACCAGCAACAGCAGCGACAGCAGCCATAAGAAGGTTCTTAGGGTTAGTCTCGCCTGCTAGGTATAGAGCAATCACTGCAGCAAAGGCTGCACGTAGGTATGAGCCTGCGATTGATGCTAGTTTTTCTGTGTTCATAAGTCCTCCTTAGGACTGTTGAGGTTTAGACGCATGGACTTTGCAACAAGTGCAAGGTTCAGTCTTATACGTCTTCTTGCTAGGAGATGGTGACAACGCAGCCCGCAGTTGATTAACAACCTTAGGCTGATTCATCCACCAAAACCAAGGATTAGTATCGGTAGCCATAGAGGGCTTAATAGAAATATGTAGATGCTTGTTATGAGGATTAACCCCAGTGTACCGTCTGTCTCCCAGGTCTTTCTTTTCTTCAGACCAGATAGTACCCTTGAAAATAAGATAGGCAACACGCTTATCCTCCTTGAGTTTTTCAAATATTACAGCACAGTCTACACCGTTGGCTGGGTCATGGGTTAGGTCAACTGCTAAACCAAGGTTATGGTCTGAGTCAGGATTCTGTTTTTGGTGGGCAGCAGAAGGGAGTAATCCATCGCTTACCTTCTTGCGCTTTGGAAATAACGCCGTC